GCGAGGTCCCAGTCGTCGCCTTCGAGCTTGGACTTGCGCTTCCAGTTGCGCGCCGTTTGGTAGGCGACTTCGCTCAGCTCGGCAGCAGCATCCAGGGGCATGCCCTGGATGTATTTGCTGCGGACAGATTGACGGGTGGCGAGATCGTGGGCCATGGATGTCAGCCACCCCGATGCAGCACGACGCGCACGACCTCGGCCAGTGCGGCGGTGATGCCACCGCCCACCGCACCCACAGCGGCGCTGCGGATGGCGGTGGCGCGTTCGTTGTTCTCCAGGCGGGTGATGCGCTCGCCGTGGGTTTTGAGCTGGGTGTTGATGGATGCCTTGATGTCATCCATGCGTTGATCAGACGAGGTCATGTGCTGCTTGAGAAGCTCGCTCATGCCCTTGAGTTCGGAGGCGACAGCGGCAAGGGCCCGGGCGTTGTCGATGTCGTGCTGGCTGAACTGTTGACCGCTCACAGTGGTGCTCCCTTGAGGTTGCTGTTGTGCTCGAACGCGCGCTGGCAGTGGATGCAGCGGATGGCCGATGGGTTGGCCTGGCGGCGGGCGGGTGAGATGGCATCACCGCACTCGTCGCAATAGGGCTGGCCTGGTCTGGCCAGCGTGTTGCTGATGGCGCTGAGGGCCGAGTCGCGCTCGGCCTGCTCGATGGCGCTGGCTTGCTCGACGAAGCGTTCATCCATGGATGCCACCTGCTTTCTCGCGCTCGCGGTCGATGAGGGCTAGCAGGTAGTTGCAGGCGGCTTGCAGGTCGCGCAGCCGTTGGTCGGCGCTGAGGTTCTGGACGTAGGTGACGCCGTCAATGACCACCAGGACGCGGCTTGGCATCTGAGCCTGCAGGCTCTGACAGGTAGGGCAGGCACTCACGGTGCTCGATCTCCAGGTGCTGCAGCAGGCTGCACAGCCTCGCTGCGAGTTGGTGGTAGGCCTGGGCCACCTCGCGGTGGTTGCGCTCCAGATCGGGTATCGCGCCCGATGTCGGTTGGGGCAGCGGCTGAGGCGGCTGGGTCAGGCTGGCTGGCGGGCTGACCTTGATGGGCTGGATGTGCGGTGCTGGCAGGACCAGCGTTGGCTGCGGCCCAGATGCGCAGGCGCTCAGGAGGCAGAGCGCAAGCGTCAACAGGATTCGGAGGTGCATGACGGGCCTCGCTTTCGAGCGTGCGGTAGTGGGTGACGATGCGGACTTGCGCCCGTTCGTTGGCGGTGGCTGCCTGGTTGCCTCGGTCGATGTCGGCCTGGGCTTGGCTGGCTTGGCTGGCTGCAGCGGCCACGGTGCCAGTGACGGCCTGGGATGCGCCAGTTGCTGCGCACTGGGCCTTGCCTTGCGCGATGCCCCGCTGGTAGGCGGCATCGGGCAATGTGATGAACACGATGTACGACACCAGGCACAGGGCCACGGCCATGATCACGATGTAGGCGATGTCAGCCTTGCCCAGGCTGCGCAGGATGTCGCGCGGGCCGATCATGTGCAGCTCCCTGGGCCCCAGGCGGCGTAGAGCGGTTCGTAGCGCAGCAGGATGAGGCGCGGGTACAGCTCGTTCTCACGCTGATTTGCGGGCGTGATGCCTGGGTTGATGGCGCACGTGAGGCCCAGGCACACGCCCGGCTGCGCGCTCAAGCGCTGGCGCTTGTAGACCCAGCCCAGGCCACCGTTGTAGGCGCTGAGGGTGAAGGCCATGCGCTCGCAAGGATCGGCAGCCTGCACGCGCTGGCTGAGCCAGAGGTTGTAGGTGACCAGGGCGCGCAGCGACCAGGTGGGGTTGCCGGTTTGCGCGCCAGCCAGGGAGTACTCCCCAGCCGGTGCCATGGCGCTGACCCAGCGGGCTGTGGCCGGCATGAACTGGCTGAGGCCTTGTGCACCCACGGGCGATGCGGCATCGACTCGCCAGCGGCTTTCCTGGTGGACCTGCGCTGCGAATGTGGCGACCGGAGCCTGGATGCCCCACACGCGCTGCGCCTCGCGCTTGAGGGTGAGTTTGTAGAGGTTGGCCGCGGGCGGGATGGCGTCGGCAGCGGCTGCGGGGCGGCTCATGACCAGCAGGCCGGAGATGAGGGCCAGGACGGCCACGAAGCCAGCCGCGAAGGCGGTGATGAAGGCCAGGGCTGCGCGGCGCATGCGGGCGGCGTGCTGGGCGTCGTAAGCGCGCCAGTGCATCACCTGGCGCATGCGAATCCAGCCGGACCAGCGGCGCTCGAATCTGGTGAGGCCGCCCATGGTCAGGCCCCCAGGCAGATGCCGATGACGCAGGCGCCGATGATGATGGCCCGTCGCAACATGGCCTGCTCTGCGCCGTAGCTGAAGCCGGTGCAGATGAGGCCAGCGTCGTCACCAGCTGGGGCACCGTGGTCGGCGACGTCGTCAGCAGCATGCAGTAGCTCGTGCGGACGGGCGTAGGGGAATGTGAGGCGGTCGAGCCAGTAGCCGGCCCAGCCTGCCAGGCTGGCCATGTGCAGCTTGTACAGCGACACAGCGATGAGGCTGCCGGGGAGCTGCTCTTGCGTGATCAGGCACGCGATGAACAGCAGGACGCTGACCAGGCAGAGGCTGGTCAGGCGTGGGAGTTGGGTGATGGACATGGTGACTCCAGACGTGGATGAGGGCTACCGGATGAGTAGCCCTCAGTGTCTGAAGTCGGGGGTTTTGGTGCGCGGGGAAACGTTTCCCTTGGGGCCCCGGAGATTACGCGCTGGGCCTCGTCTCGTGGGCTCGCTTGGGCATGGCGTCGTATGTCTTGCCGTTGAGCAAGCGGCCTGTTCGATGCTTCTGAATGCCGCCCCACTGCTTGAAGAAGAACATCACGCCGTGGTCGTCGCACTGGCGCTGTATGTCTTCGACCCAGTGACTTTCCATGGGTCGTGCACCACCGCCAGACTCGCCCCCAACGATGACCCAATGGATGCCCGTCAGAGGCATGTTCTCCAGAGGTCCGATGAGTGGCTCACACGACAAGAAGCGCACCTTGGCAGGAACCGCTGCGAGGTCATTGATGCGATACATGACGCGATCATCTTCCACGCTGACGCCCATCCAGACGTTGTCAGGCCAAGGGAGTTGCGCGCTCAGCTCCTTTAGCCGTTCACTGCGCTTGGTCAGTATTTGGTAGGTGTGTTGAGGCGTCTCGACCATGGTCTGGAATACGGCCTTGATGAATTCAACAGGCACATCGTCTTGGAACAGGTCAGACATGCTGTTGACGAACACAGTGCGCGGCGCACGCCACTTGCGAGGCTGGTCGACAAGATCCCAGTGGAGCGTTGGCAGGAAGCCATTGACGTACCGAGCAGTGCCCATGGCCTTGAGCCTGTGTGCCATTTTCTCGGCATAGCAATGCTTGCAGCCTTGCGAGACCTTGTAGCACCCGGTGACCGGGTTCCAGGTCATCTCGGTCCATTCAATGTTCGAAAACGTTCCCATGGCTCGGCCCTCGGTGTTGGATCATTTGTCTAGCTTTGAGAGTATCTCCCTGCTGACTTTGGAGGCAAGCTTCACAGCAGCTTCAGAGTCGTTTGACACTGCGAAGAACAGCGCAAACAGGGCGGCATTCTGCCCATTCTTCAGGATCATTGGCTCCCCGACATGAGGGAAAACATCGCCCATGCGCCGCCTGACGAACTGAAGGATGGCTTGAACACCGCCCTCTCTCACAAGCTCGGGGCCATCGCCGAACAAATCAGACTGTGGTGGCGGCTGGTACCACGCCCGCTTCCACTCTTCGGTCCCGAGAAAGTCAGTCAACGCACGCTCTTTGTCCTGATCGACCTTCGAGAGGTCCGTCGATGCTTGGCGTGTGATGCCGCTCACACTCACCAGGAAGAACACGTCCAGGGCCTTGGTGGCTGCAATGCGTTGGACCATGTCCCATGAGCACTGCAGGCCGTAGGGGTCGAGAAAGAGGACACCTCGGGTGCTGCGCCAGTTGTGTTTGGTCAGCACGCTTGACAGCTCTGCCCTTGCGTCACCATGGACCACGTGCACGCGGTCACCGAGAGCATGGCTTTCCTTCAATGCCTGCAGCGCCTTGATGTGCTTGCGCCTTGCCTCAATGAAGAAGTACTCATCGAACGGCCGGGGCGTGTTCAGCGCGATGGATGCGGAGCCATCGATCTCGGACTGGCCTTCAGGCCCTGTTTTTATGAGGCACTTACCAGTTCCGGCAAAGGTGTCTATGTAGACCAGCTTGAATGGCTTGGCCATCAGCGCTTTGGTGAAGAAACCCAGGTATTCCTGGAGTACGGTGAGCTTCTGCTGTGTCCAGAGCCCACCGAATCGGTGCTTGGTCATGTCCATCCTGATTTTGGTTTTGGAGGCTTCTTGATGAGCCTCTCTAGCTACATTTTGACTGGCTTTGCTGAGCAGTCAGGCTTGGTCGGGCTTACCTGGCCGTGCGCGCTAGATAGCCTCGACCGTTGTAAGCCAAGCCACTCATTACTTGGCATCGGGTTGCATGGGCACAGTGGCAATGCCTGACGAGATTGACGCTTCCTTGCTGACCGAGATGCCGGCGACCCAAGCACCCATCGGGTTACTGCAGAAAACAGTGAAATCACCCAAGTTGACGGTGTGCGACTTGTTTGTTGACTCTGCGGCGGCTGTGCATGCGTTCATGAGTGCGCCGGCCTGTGGTCCCTTGCCCAGCATGGTTGCACCGATGGCAGCCATGAGACCAATGGACTCAGCGATGTCGGTATTGGTAGTCGCTGTACTGATCAGCGTTATCGAGAACGGTCTGCCGGTCGTGTTCTCAGCTTCGATGCCGATTTGAGCCGTTGGGAACCTGAGAGCGTAAGTGTGGAAGACATCGTTACGGACCTCCTCTTTGGGGTTTGTTGGCAGTAGGTACTTGGAACCCATCGTTGCTGACGTGAACCGATTTAAACGAGCGATGAGCTGCGCCAGTTCGAGGTCAGTGGTGTTTCGAGCCCTGGATGGCGCTACCGATGCTGCTGGCTGGCCTGCAGCTGCCTGTGGGGCCTTGCTCCGAGGCTGCATCAGTGAAGCGCCAGCGAGGCCAAGTACCACGACTGCTGCAACCCACATCCAAGGTTGAGGCTTGGTGTTGCTCGGTTGGATTGATGTTTCTATGCTCATTTTTTCTCCCTTCACCATTCATGCATTGAGGCCACAACACGGCCTACGATTTGAACGTCCGATGCCTCGTTCAGAACGACGTCATACGGTGCGAATTGTGTGTTTGCGCTGCTGACTCGCAACACGCCACCAGGCAGCAGCTGGCAGTACTTGACCAGCAGCTCGTCGCCTTGGCGCAGAACATACACATAGCCACTGCGTGGCTTTGTGTCGTACATGTCGATGAGCACCAGGTCGCCATCGGACAGCACGCCATCCATGGAGCGGCCTTTGACCTCCACGACACGCAGGCCGAGTGGGTTGAGGTGTCTGCGGGCCAGCCAGACTCGCGAGAAGCACAGCCCTGTGCTGCGGTAGTCACTGGGCGGTTCGTTGACCGAGCCGTAGCCGGCACTCACCTGGATGGGCAGGCGCGAGATGGTGACGAATTCACCAGCCATCTCGGCCTCTGGGTTGATGTCTGTTGTGTCAATGCGCGTCATTGGCAGATCACCCGTCAGCAGCCATGAGGGCATCACCCCAAAGGCCGTGAACGAGCCTGCCAGGAACTCAGCGCTCGGGGCCCTGTTGCCGGACAGGTAGGACCGCATCGTGGAGTAAGGCACGCCTACACGTTCGGCGAAGGCCGTGCCGTCTGTGCCCGATGCCGATATCGCCTCCCTGATGCGCGCACCAATGGCCGTGAGGTCGAGCTGCGACGGCGGTGGTTCTGGGTGGTCCATTGGGATGACTTCCGATCTGAAAAGAGCACGAAACAGCACGAATTTTGTGCCTGTTGATCGGGAAAGGACAACACCCAAGTTAGCGATTGCTTGAATCCGGATTTCTGCTAGTTCGTTTCCGATCAACAACACGCTTGCGTTGATCGGATTGTGTCGTTATCATTCGTCACGAATCGAGCAACAACGCGACCGGAGGTGTTCGCAAATGACCATCAAGACGCCTGTAGCCCCCAAGGCTGGTGCGATTCGGGCAACCGAGAAAAAAACTGTGCTGAGTGGTGACGAAGTGAAGACACGCCTGCGTGAGCGTGGCGAGACCTTGAAGTCCTGGTCGACCAAGCACGGCTTCCCTTACCAAACGGTAAGCGACGTGGTGCGCGGCAAGAGCCGCGCGAGCTACGGGCTCGGTCACCGCATCGCCATCGCGCTCGGCATGAAGCGCACGGCCTGAACCCAACCAAGAGACCTCACATGACCAAAAAAGACAAGGCCAGCAACGCGGTGGTGGTGCCGCAAAACGCGAGTGCGGACGTCCGCACTGCGGTGAACTTCGGTGACCAAGAGCGCGCCATGGCGCTGCAAATGGGCATCAACCTGGCGTCGAGTGCGGACGTCCGCACTGAACAGGCGGTGTTCGCACAGAACGTGGCCACATACAACCTGATCCAGGCCGGGCTGCTGCTGTCGAGCGTGAAAGCCGAGATGCAGCCCGAGGAATTCGAGGCGCTGATTGAGGCGCGCGGCCTGACGAAGCGCCGCGCTTACGAGCTGATGCAGGGGGCCAGCTTCTGTGCCCGCCTGCCTGACGGTGCGCGTGACGAGGTGATGCACCTGCAGAAGAGCAAGGTGATGCTGCTGGCATCGGCCACGCCAGAGGTGGTGCAGGCGATGCTTGAAGACGATGACATCGACATCGACCTGATCGGGGTCCGGGCGCTGCGGGAACGCATCCGCGACCTGGAGGCCTCGGTGGCTGACCGCGACGTGCAGCTCGAAACCGCCCAGGCCGAGGCCACCGCAGCCAAGAAGGCCGCGAAGAAGGACCGCAGCAGCGAGGTGCCGATTGCCATCTTCGACATCCGCGCCGAAGCGGTGGCGCAGGTGGAGCGATCGCGCCTGGCAGTGGATGAGGTGATGGCTCTGGGCCGCGATCTGATCAACCTGGTGGACGTCGAGGGCTTGCAGGAATGGTTGGACCCAACCGCGCGCTTGGCCATCACGGGGCTGCTGGGCTTGCAGGTGCAGATTGACGGTGTGGTGCGCCAGCTGGTGCGCGGCTTCGACCTGGACGGTGTGAAGCCCGGGCCCATGAGCTACCTGACGCCGAGCGAGGTCGAGGAGGCCGCCAAGCGGTTTGCCGACCTGGTGGCCTTGCACCAGCACGAGAAGGCCCTGCGCGACTGGGAGCGCCAGCAGGAGCGCCCGCGCGGCAAGGGCCGGCCTTCGGCCAAGCCTGAAGCACCCAAGACACGCGGCGAATAAACGCGGCTGGGGGCATCACAGGGGGATGACATGGGCAACGTTCTCAAACTCACCAAACACGTCCACGCGATGAGTGATCTGCCATCGGTGCTGACGGCCGACCCGTGGGCGGCTGCGACAGACACGCAGCGCCGCACAGCCGAGCTGCGCGAGGTGGTGGTGCGTCCGCTGTTCGACCTGGTCGAGAACGGCGTGAGCATCACCAGGGTGGCCGAGCTGTTCGTGGCCCGCGTGGCTGCAGGCACGCTGGACCCAAACACGGCCCACGTGCTCAAGCTGCTGGCCCGCGATGGCGAGGCACCCAGCGTGCCGACCATCAAGCGGATGCTGAGCGCCTACAAGGCCAACGGCAAGGCCGGGCTGCTGCCCAAGCACACGGGGCGCGTGCGCCAGGAATACGGCTGGGAGGCGCGGGCTGTGGAGCTGTACAACATCCCCAGCAAGCCGGGCTTCATGGATGTGGCGCAGCGCCTGATCTTCGAGGGATTCGCGAATGTGACCGAGAGCCGCGTGAAGCGCTTCATCAAAGCGCTGCCAGCGACCCTGGGCGAGCACAGCCCGGCACGTGTGGGCAAGCACCTGCACAAGCTCAAGCGCCAGCACTACCAGCGCCGCCACCTCGACGACATCTTGGTGGGCGAGGTGTACGCGGGCGACGGCCACACGGCCGACTGCTACGTGGGGCACCCCAACACGGGCAAGCCCTTCCGGCCCGAGCTGACGGTGTTCATCGACATCAAGAGCCGGTACATCACGGGCTGGTACTTGACCGAGTCAGAAAGCGGTGTGTCCACGCTGTACGCGCTGAGCCACGCCATGGTGACGCATGACCACGTGCCCGCCTGGCTGTACATCGACCGGGGCGCAGGCTACCGCGCCAAGATGCTGAGCGACGAAGTCACCGGCTTCTACAAGCGCTTCGACATGGAAGTGATCGGGGCCTTGCCAGGCAACCCGCACGGCAAGGGCTGGATTGAGCGCTTCTTCCGCACCGTGCGCGACCGCCATGACAAGTTCTTTGCGGGTGGCTTGGTGTACTGCGGCGATGACGCGGCACCCGAGACCAACCGCCGCCTGAGCGCCGAGCTGCAGCAGGGCAAGCGCGTGCTGCCCAGCCTGGCCCAGTACGTGGACAGCTTCACTGCCTGGCTGGAGCAATACCACCGCACGCCCATGGACGTGCTGGGTGGACGCACACCGGCCCAAGTGTGGGCTGGCCTGACACCTGTGAGCGTGGGCCTGCCCGACCAGGTGGTGGTGCGCCCGCACGAGTTGCGCAGCGTGCAGCGCCAGACGGTGCGCCTGCACAACCGGACCTACTACCACGAGGCCCTGGCCCTGTACGACGCCAAAGAGGTGGACGTGGAGTACGACCTGCACAACGACAAGCGCGTGTGGGTGTTCGACAAGAAGGGCCGCTTCATTGCCGAGGCCAAGCTGGTCAACACCATCGGCGTGCTGCCCACGAGCCGCATCGAAGAGCAGCGCGAGAAGCGCCTGGCAGGCCAGACCAAGCGCCTGCAGCGCCACCTGGAAGAAGCCCAGGCCCGCGCCCAAGACAGCGTCACTGCCGCCGACCAGGTGGCACAGCTTGAGGCCATCACCCCGGTGGTGCTGGAGGTGCCCAAGCCTGCGGCTGACGTGATCGAGATCGACCTACTCAACTGGAGGGACAAGACGTGATGTTGAAGCTGCTGCAAGCGCCCGCTGAGACCCGCACCGTGAGCGACACGGGGGAGCTGCAATTCGAGGGGCTGACCTGGTCGCATGCCGACCTGGCCAAGCACATCAACAGCCAAGTGCGTGTGCATGTGGACGTTGCCCAAGGGGCTCTGTTCCTGGCCGTGCAAACGATGACCGGCGTGCACATCTGCAATGCGCGCCACGTGAACAAGAACCATCCATTGAAGGGAGCTTTCCTGTGAGCTACACGCATGACGATCTGCATCTGGTTGACCAGATCAACAAGTGGCTGAGCGACAACGATCAGTCCCGGGCCTGGCTGGCTCGCAAGGCCAAGATCCCATCGGGCACCGTGAGCCAGATCCTGAACGGCAAGTACGCCAGCCCACCGAATCAGCAGCTGCATACGATGTGGTCTGCCCTGCAGGTGGAGAACGAGCGCATGGCCGATGGCCCCGTGGGCTACGTGAAGACCAGCGTGCACAAGCTGCTGCACGTGGTGCTGGACCGCACCCGCAAGACGGCCAGCATCGGTATGTTCTGCGGCTACGTGGGCGTGGGCAAGACCAAGGGTTGCAAAGAGTACTGTGCGACCCACCCGCAGACGGTGTTCATCGAGAGCAGCCCAAAGATGACTCCGGGTGTGATGCTGACTGAGCTGCTTGCTCAACTGAACGTACCCGCTCCGGCTGGCCTGGACCAGAAGTTCCGCGCCATCCTGAACACGCTCAAGGGCACCAACTATCTGCTCATCATCGATGAGGCGAACCGCTGCAACAGCGACACCATCGATTACCTGCGCCGCATCCGTGACGTTGCCGGTGTCGGCGTGGTGCTGGTGGGCACGGAGAAGCTCGCGGAGCTGATCCAGCCCGAGCGCGGCCAGTTTGACCAGGTGCGCAGCCGCATCGGCATGTGGCCTGCGACGGTGAAGTGCATCACCCGTGACGACGCCGACGACCTGGCTCGTGCTGCGCTGGGTGACATGGGTGAGATCAGCGATGAAGTTTTGGACACGCTGTGGCACTACTGCGATGGCAGTGCCCGGGTGCTGACGGAGCTGTTCGTGCCCAACATCCGCGACTTCTGCGGCAAGGGGCCCCTGACCTCTGATCACATCAAGGCCGTGGCGCGTGACGTGCTTTCACTGGAGACGCCTGGTCGCCGGATGGGAGGTGCCAAGTGAGCAAGCTCTACACCGTGATGTTGACCGTGGCAGCACTGTGGACGCTGGCCCGCGGCTGGGTGCTGGGCCACCTGCGCGACGTGGCGTTCTACGCCCGGCTGCGCGACGAGCAAGGCCTCAAGGGCCTGCTGATGAGCTGGCGCATGTGGCGGGCCTCGAAGAGCCTGAGCACGGCCTACGGGCACATCGAGCGCGAGCTGGCACTGCACGAGGAGCACATGGCGCTGCTTAGGCAAGAGCTGCAGCAGGCACAGCGTGAGTACCACCGAGCGCGTGCTGGCGTGCATGGCCTGTTTGCGGGAGAGCGGTGATGGATGCCGTGATGACCCAAGGGGCGACCTTGTGCAACGTGGAGGCCTTGAGCCATGAGGAGCTGAAGGAGCACGTGCACGGCCTGCAGAAGCAGTCGATGCAGATGAGCGTGCACCTGCACAACCTCAGCGTGATCGTGCATCAGCAGGCCGAGACCATGGAGCTGATGGTCAACGCCCACGAGCGCGGCGACAAGGGCGCCATCGAAACCAAGCTGCAGCAGCTTTCTGACTGGCGCAAGGCCCGGATGAAGCCCGCTGTGCAGCACTGATCAACGACGAGAGAAGGAAGCAACATGGGCGAAGAGAACGTGGTGCCGAAGGGCTACTGGGAGGCGGCTGACGGCAGCCTGACCCCAGCAGCCAAGGTGGCAGATGTGGACAAGGCCCGCGACAAGCTGGTCAGGGACCTGTGCGCCAAGGCCAGGGCACTGAACGAGGCGCTGGCCGCGTTCAAGGGTGAGACCATGGTGGACATTGCCGGCTTCGTGCAGCGCAGCGCGGACGAGTACAACGTGGTGATGCGGGGCGCTGCTGGCAAGGGCAACGTGACGCTCGTGACCTACGACGGCCGCTTGAAGGTGGTGCGGGCCATGGCCGAGAAGATCGCTTTCGATGAGCGGCTGCAGGTGGCCAAGGCCAAGGTGGACGAGTGCATTCACCGCTGGGCCAAGGGCGCCAACAAGAACCTGCAGGTGCTGGTGAACAAGGCCTTCGAGACCGACAAAGAGGGCAACGTGTCTGCGGGCCGGATCTTGTCGCTGCGCAGCTACAAGATCGATGACCCCGACTGGAAGCTGGCGATGGACGCCATCGCGGACAGCATGCGGGTATCGGCCAGCAAGAGCTACGTGCGCTTCTACGAGCGTGACGATGTCTCGGGTGAATACCGGGCCATCAGCCTGGACATGGCGGGGGTGTGAGATGGGCAAGGTCAGCACCCTGAAGTCGCCAACCCGCAAGGTGGGCGTGGACATGAACCTGGCGGGAGCCTGGCGCTCGCTGGGGACCTTCGATCTGGACAAGGCCGACATCGATGCCGTGCTGGACGCGGCCGAGACCATCGTGCTCAACCAGGCCAACGGTGCGACCGGCAAGCTGCGCACCACGGATGCCATGCAGACACCGCCCATGGTCCTGCAGTACTGGAGCCGCGACAAGGGCTGGGAGGATTCGCGCCATGTCGCAGGTTGACCAAACCCAGCAGGGCCATCCGTGCCCGATCTGCATCAGCGAGCGCGTGAGCGCTGGTGAGCCGGCCTGCAGCGTGTGCCAGGACGTGCACGGCCTGCCGCCCGACCAACACGCCGAGGCGGTGCGCGCACGCATTGCCATTGGCCCGACCGACGTGTGAGGACGCCATGCACGCACACCGCGCCGTTGTTGCCCTGGTCGCTTTCTCGCTGTCGTTCATCGGCTGCCTGCTGACCGATGACCTGTTCACTCAGGTGGCCATGGTGGCCGGTGCCGCGGGCGTGGCGGTGGTGCTGGCTGACCTGCAGCGATACCCGCGCCGGCCAGCAGAGCCGGGCAAAAAGTTGTCTCCCTGATCGGGTTCGCCCGACTTTCCCCTCGGCCTGGGCTTCGGCTTGAGCTGAGGGGGTTTTTTCAAGCGGCCTGGATGGCTGTTTGAACAAGCATGGAGGGTGCAATGAAGAGCGGATTTTTGAGGGCAGACAGCCGCGCAGTGGTGGTGCTGACGTACCTGTACCAATCGGACGCGGAGAGCATCACTGCACGCGATGCAGCTCAGCTGATGGGCGTGGAGACCAAGCAGGTTTCGTCTCTGCTGCACTCCATGATCGCCAAGGGTGCGATGCTGCGCACCTATTACGCGGGTGGGCTGTGCTTCAGCCTGGCGCGCGGCGTGTCGGTGGAATACGAGGCCGATGGACGTTGGCGCTACGACTACCCGACGGCAGATGAGATTGCCTCCGGCCAAATCGACGAGGTAGACGATGACGACGCCCCGTGCCAGACGTGGGTGCCAGCCAGCGGCCTGCCCATGCCGCAGACACGGGCTGTGCGCAGCGTGTTCGAGTTGGCCACCGCCATGGAAGGTGCGTGATGCAAAGCCGCAAGCATTCCCTCATCGAGACCCTTGTTGGTGTGGCCATTGGCTTTGCTGTGTCGATGGGCCTGAGCATGGTGGTGTACCCGCTGTTCGGCCACAGCTTCAGCCTGGCGCAAAACCTGTGGATCACGGTGATCTTCACCGTGGCCAGCGTGGTGCGGGGCTACCTGGTGCGCCGCTTGTTCAACAGCCTGGTGCGGAGGGCTGCGTGATGGCCGCAACCAAGACAGCGACAAAGCCGAAGTCCAAGGCCGAGCAGCTTCGCGCCATGGACATCAAGCTCATCAAGATGGGGCAGGCCCAGCTGGGCTGGGACGATGCGTTCTACCGCTCGGTGCTGGCCTCGCACTTCGGTGGCAAGGCCTCGGCCACGGACCTGACCTGGCAGGAGCGCCAGCAGCTGATCGGGCACATGAAGCGCCTGGGCTTTGTTGTGAAGACCAAGGGCCGCACCGAGCGTGCCGACGACACCATGAGCAAGCTGCGCGCGATGTGGTTCGCCATGGCCGAGGTGGGTGCCGTGAACAAGCCGGGCACAGCGGCCGATGCGGACGTGGCCATCGAGGCCTGGGCCAAGCGCATGGTGCCCGAGCTGGCTGCCATCCGCTTTGCCAGCGGCCACCAGATGCAGCGGCTGATCGAGGCCATGAAGAAGTGGGCCAAGCGCGTGGGTGCCCCGCTTGACGATGAGCAAGGGGCCGCGCGGACATGACCGAGCGCGACACCACCGGCCTGGTCAACGTTGACCTGCTGCCACCCAACCTGCGGCGCCTGTGCCGTGTACTGGGTGCGCGCAAGGCCTTCGCCCTGTGCAAGCAGCGTGGCGGTGTGCCGCTGCGCGTGCCGCAACGCGCCAGCCTGGAGCACTGGCTGGTGGAGCTGCTGGGCTTCGATGGCTTGCAGGCCCTGGTGGACGCCTTCGGCGGCGAATATGTGGACGTGCCGAAGTACGACAAGGTGGCGATGCAGCTGCAACACCAACAGGTGCATGCCTGCCTGATGGCCGGGATGGGCCCGACGCGCACTGCGCTCAAGACCGGCTACACGAAGCGGCACGTGTGCAACATCCAGCAGGGCCTGCAGGAGGCCATGGGCGACCGCTACAGCCCCAACCAGCTGCCCGGCCAGCAGGACCTGTTCGCTGACTTGCTGTTGCCATGCAGCCCGGCCGATGACGAGCATGACTTCGACGCGCTCGAGCAGGCAGCCGCGGCAGAGCAAGACCAGGCGCACCGCGACCTGGTGCGCAACATCGACGAGGAGCACCGGGAGGTGGCTTTGAGCATGGCCCAGGGCGCGCATGACCCTTTCGGGATGGGTAAGCGGGAGCGGTGATGTTCAAAAGCCCCGCAAAGGGGCTCCACAACGTTTAAAAGGTTGTGGTGAGTACCGTTGGATAGGCAGGCCCTTTGAACGCGTTCTAGGGCCTGTTTTTCATTGTGGCCACGACGGGTGGCGGTGAAACGTTTCCCCGCGCGCCAAAAGGCCCGGCTCGGCAAAGTTGCGGACATGAGCACCGCAACCACCACACCCCGCGACAGCACCACCGCCAAGGCGCCGCAGCTGCGTGGCTGGGTCGAGATTTTCAAGGCCGGCACGCACACGGACAGCAAGGGCCGTGAGTTCAAGGCGTCCACGGCTGACATCGACCAGATCGTGGCCAACCACGCGCTGGGCCGTGCCCCTGGTGTGCTGGGTCACCCGAAGGACAACGACCCGGCCTATGCATGGGTGGATGGCCTCAAGCGAGACGGCGACAGCCTGTTTGCCAAGTTCGGCGACATCAACCCGGCATTCGATGACGGTGTGGCACTGGGTGCCTACCGCAACCGCTCCATCAAGATCGTTCGCGACAAGGCCCACGGTCTGCGCCTGTGGCACGTGGGCTGGCTGGGTGCGCAGCCGCCCGCCATCGACGGCCTGTCGCCCAACCCGGTGCAGTTCGCTGCCGGTGATGTGGCTGAGGACTTCGAGTTCGCGGCCGACGGCGATGAGATCGCTGCCCAGGCGCTGAGCTACGCCATCGACAACATCGGCCGCTTGCTGCGTGGCCTGCGCGACCACGTGATCGAGCAGGACGGCGTGGACGTGGCCGACCGCGTGCTGCCGACCTGGCAGATCGACTCGGTGGTCAACCAGGCGCAAGCGGCGCGTGAAGCGCTGGCCGCTGAGGCTGCGGCTGATCCGACCACCACCAACCCCATGTTTTCTCACCCCTCCAACACCGGAGACCCTTCGATGCCTGACATCACCCTGACCCAAGAGCAGCTCGACGAGCGGCTCGCTGCCGCACGCGCCGAGGCGCAACAAATCGCCCAGGCGCAGTTCGCTGCTCAGGGCCATGAGCTGGCCGAGCTGCGTGCCCAGCGCCGGGATGAGCGGGCGCAAGGCCTCATCGACGGCTGGAAGGCCAAGGGCTTGATCCTGCCCGCCGACGAGGCTGGCCTGCGCGAGTTCATGGGCGCACTCGACCAGGCCGAGGCCTTCGAGTTCACGGCACCGGGTGCCGCTGCACCGGCCAAGAAGGGCCTGCTGGACTTCTTTGCCGAGTTCGTCACTGCCCGCAAGCCCGCCGTGAAGTTGGGCGGCTCGGGCGCTGGCTCGCAAACCGGCGACGACGTTGCGCTGGACCTGCAAGACCCGGCCGCCATCAACGCCGCTGCCGCCGAGTTCCAGAAGGCCGAGCAGGCCGCGGGCCGCAGCTGCAGCTTCGAGTTCGCGGTGCAGCACGTGGCAGACCAGGCCCAGCCCCAGGCCTGAGCCAGCGCAGCAGCACCACCACACCACACACCCACCCAATCACTGGAGTCACACATGACCACCGAGTTCAAAAGCCTCATTGCCCAGGCCGCGGTCGCGGGCAACCTGATCGTCAAGCCGGGCACGGCTGATTTCACGGTGGTGCCTGCCGCTGCCGCCACCGACCTGCTGTTGGGCACCGCTGACAGCCTGGACAAGGTCACGGGCGAGATGGTCGACCTGGATCTCCGCCCCACGGCCGAAGTGAAGTTGGGTGCTGCGGTGACCCGCGGCCAGTGGCTGACCTCCAACGCCGCAGGCAAGGCCATTGCTGCTGCGCCTGCTGCGGGCAGCAACGTCCAGGTCATCGGTCGTGCCTTGAAGAGCGGCGCCGCCGAAGACGTCATCCCCTACCTGCGCTCCCTCGGTGTGATCCAGGGCTGAGGCCCACCGCACTCACCCTGACGCAGACACCCCTGTCACCTGACCCCATCGATACCTGGAGAACCCCATGTCGCTTGCTCCGTTCACCATCAGCGCCACCGCCACGGCCGTGGCCGTTGCGTACACCCAGTCCGACCTGGTTGCCGACCTGGTGCTGCCTCGCGTGCCTGTGGACACGCAGCGCTTTGGCTACAACGTCTACAACAAGGAAGACGGCTTCACGATTCCCGAGACGGAAGTGGGCCGCAAGGGCAAGCCGGCCGAAGTCGAATTCGGCTCCAAAGAGCTGAGCGACGTGACCGTGGACCACGGCCTGGACACGCCCATCCCGAACGCCGACGTGCAGAACTACGAGGGCGCCCGCCGCAACGGCAACACGCGCCTGGTGGACCCCCGCCTGCGTGCCACCCGTGCCCTGACGCAGTGCCTGCTGACCCGCCGCGAGAAGCGCGTGGCCGACCTGGTCACCAACGTGGCGAACTACGGTGTGGACAACCGCATCGTGCTGAGCGGTACCAGCCAGTGGAGCGACTACACCAACAGCGACCCTTCGCGCGCCATCCCTGACGTGCTCGACTCGCTGTTCATGCGCCCGACCAACCTGGTGATGGGCCGACGCGTGTGGTCGTTCCTGAGCCGCCACCCACGCATCTGCGCAGCGGTGTTTAAGAACGGCACCAACAACGGCCTGGTGACGCGTGCCCAGTTCGCAGAGCTGTTCGAGATGAGCGAGCTGCCCATCATCGGCGAGGGCTGGCTCAACACCGCGGCCAAGGGCCAGCCGGTGAACATGCAGCGCGTGTGGGGCAACGACATGCTGGCCTTCCACCGTGACATGAACGCCGACACCGAGTACGGCGTCACCTTCGGCTTCACGGCCGAGTGGGGCACCCGCGTGGCGGGCTCCATCGTGGACCCGGACATGGGCATCCGCGGTGGCGAGCGCCAGCGCGTGGGCGAGTCGGTCAAGGAACTGATCATCGCGTCCGACCTGGCCTACCTCTGGAAGAACGCCGTCACCGGCTGAGCCTGAGCCCGAGCACTCATGGCCCGGCTTCGGCTGGGCTGTGAGGGGCCTTCAAGCGCCGACCACACCGACTTCACACACCCCTGAAACGAGGTTGACATGACCAAGACACTGACCCCTGTGGCGCTTGCCACGATGATCCTGGTGACCGCGCTGGTCACCATCGAGCACGACCGCGAGAAGCACATTCCCGGCGTGAAGACCGGCCCCAATGCCGAGACCTTCCTGGTGCCAGAGCACGTGGCCGAGTCGCTGATCAAAGCGGGCGCTGTGAAGCGCGCCGAGGTGGTCGATGCCGACGCCCTGGCCAGCGTGGTGGACACCAGCCTGCTGGGCACCGACACCGCCACCGGCCTGGTGACGACGTTTGCCGATGCGGTCGAGATGGTCGAGGCCGACAAGCTGCGCGCCCAACTGGCCGATGCCACCGCCGCCCGCGACAACCTGATCGAGCAGCTGGCTGACACGCAAGAGCAGCTGGCCGAGGTGACCGCCCGCCTGGCTTCCGCCGATGTGCTGCTGACCCTGGCACCCCTGGCCAGCACCGAGACGGCCGACGTGGGCACAGTGGTTGCCGAGACCAACGCTGCCCCTGGCGCCTCGACGGACGTGGCCGCGGCTGACTCTGCTGCCACCACAGACGCCGCCGTTGGCGATGCCGATGCCACCGCCCAGGCCGCTGACCAGGCCGTGGTTGACCAGGCCGCGGCCGATGCTGCTGCCGCCGACACCGGCACCGGCACTGCCGCTGAAACCACCACCGCCACCGCCACCGCCACGACCACCGCTACCAAGGGCCGCAACCGCGCCTGAGCGGCCTGAGCCAGCCCCAGCCACCACCACCCCAGCCACACGACCAGGACGCACCAGCCATGGCCTACACCACCCCCACCCGGTACTGCGAGGAGGTGGGCTCCGACGAAGCCCGCGGCCAGCTGCTGGACGATGGGCGCGTGCTGACCGTGGACCTGCTGCACCAGGTGCTGGCGGTGGTGGCGGGTGGTGCCTGGGCGCCGACCACGACCCTGCCTGAGCGTGTGGCCGCAATGGCTGCCCACGACCGCCTGGTGCGCAAGCTGGGCACCGTGAGCAACTACATGGACGGCTACCTTCGCGGGGCTGTGGCGCTGCCCCTGCAGGCTGGTGACGCGGCCCTGGGTACGCTCGACGAGTGCTGCATTGCCCTGGCCCGCGATGAGCTGGCCAGCGACTCGGACATGTCCACCGAGCTGATCGTCAAGCGGGCTGACCGCTGGCGCAAGTGGCTGGTGGACATCTCCAACAAGACGGTGCAGCTGGTGTCGACCACGGCCGATGCCAATGCCACCTTCGGCAGCGGCAAGGTGCTGACCGGCCAGGCCAAGAGCGGCTTCGACTGGCAACGCTTCGGGGCGGTGTGATGAGCACCACCACCATCAACTCCGGGGTGACGCTGCAGGTCGATGCAGCCGCCCGCACCATCGAGCGCCACCTGGCGCTGCTGGCCGCTACGGGGGGCTCGCTCTCTGAAGGGCTGCGACGTGAGATGGGCGAGTACATGCTCGGCCAGGTGCAAGACCGCTTTGACGATCAGGTGCTGGTGGATGGCTCGGCCATGCCCCAGTCAGCCGCGGCCATCGAGCGCGACGGCAAGACGCTGATTGACAAGCACCACCTGTACGACTCGTACACCTACAACGTGCTGCCCAGTGGCGTGCAGATTGGCAGCAACAGCGTGTACGCCCGCATCCACCACTTCGGTGGCCAGGCAGGCCGTGGGCATGCCATCAAGATCGAGGCCCGGCCTGTGCTGGGCGTGAACGCCGCCGACCAGGCGTACCTGGGCACGCTGGTGTTCGAAGAGCTGGAGCGCCTGGCGCCGGGAGGTGCCCGATGAGCGTGCTGCTGATGGAGACCGTGAAGGGCTTCATGCGTCAAACCTTCACGCCGCAAGAGGTGGTTGACGTCACCTTCTACGGTGGCCAGTTCAGCGCCGACGAGGTGGTGATGGCGGGCTTCAACTGCCCGGCCATCCTCATTGCAGGGCTGGGCTGGATGCGCCCACGCGGTGGCGAACGCATGGCAGGCCGCAACGTGCGCGTGTGCCACATGGCTGCCTTTGTGGTGACCAAAGACGCCGACCGCGCCGACCGCATGTTGGCCGCCCAGCGCCTGGCTGAGCGTGTGGACCTGGCGCTGACCACCTGGGTGCCCACCAATGCACCTGGTGCGGTGCTGGAGGTGGCCTCACCTGAGGAGGACGTGCGCTGCGAGAACGTCTACAACCGAAAAATCGACGCCAAGGGCCTGGCCCTGTGGCTGGTGAGCTGGCGCCAATGCGTGCGCGCCACCGTGCCCCTGCCGCAGCTGTACGAGCTGCTCGGCATTGACATCACGAGCACCAGCGTGATGCCGCACCAGGCCGACCAGGCCGCAAGCGATGAGCCCGTGCCTGTGACGCACGAGCTGGTGTTCCAACCCCCGACCAACAACTGACGAGGCACCCACCATGGGCTACCAAAACGTTCGTGCACTGACCCCCATCCGCCACTCTGGCGTGCTGCGCATTCCTGGCCAGACCAGCGGCGACAACGCGCAGGACTTCGTTGCCGAAGACACCCAAGCCAACCGCCTGGTGGCGCTGGGGTATGCGACCAGCCTGGGGATCGCGGCTGCGCCTGTGGTGCCTGGGCAGTCCAATGTAGCCGGTGGGGGGCGCGATCTGGTGATTCGTGAATTGCCAGCGACGACATCGACTGCTGACGCTGCAACGCGCACTAAAACGGTCTATGAGTACCTCGTCAATATTGGCAACGCGTATGACCTTTTCAACACGGATACAGAGGGCCTGACTGGCACTCCCGGCGTCGTCGATTTCATTCAGCTCATCTCGGGTACGACCTACAACGAGTTTGCGCAGCTCCGCGTGACTGTTGATGGCGTCGTTGTCATGCAAGCAACCCCGGTGTCTGTGATCTTCGGGAACTGGTGGGGAGCCATTGGCAATCTGCCGTACTGGACATCTCATCTTTACCAAGCCGGGATGCACCAGATTTTCAAATACCCGATCCCGTGGCGCACATCGTGCCGGATTGAGTATGTCGTCCCGACGCCTCAGGCTGGCGATTACACCGGCATGGCGAACCCCCAGAACCTGTTCGTGCAGCTGCAATACCGGGTTGGTCAGCGGTCCGCCTGGGCGTTTGGCGCGAAGGGCGTCCCCATCTTGGCGATCGACGGCAGCTCGCCTGTTGGCGTTGACGTCGCTGGCGTGAACAATTTCGGCCTCGACATGCCCGCGGCCACACAAAACAGTTTCAAGGTGTTGGCGACGTTCCCGGCCGGTGTGCCTGTGATTTTGGCCGGATACAGCCAGGTCAACACCCGGTTCTCCGTAGGGGGGAATCTCAGCTGGATGGAGACGTGTCACGCCACCTGGGACTCGACTGTGACGCCGTCGCTGGTCGCGCCCACGATGTGGAAAACCAGCGGCATCGAGGACTTTTTCGGGGGCTCGTACTACTCCGACTTGGTCAACCGTGCATTGGTGACTGTGCAGACCAAGGCCACGGACGGCGTCACCGTAAACGGCACGGCCAACATTGATGCAGTCGCGCGCCGTTTTGGCAATGACGCCTATCAGTCTGGTGGCATGGACCGGGGTGCGTCGTTCGTTGTTGACCTGCTCGGCAAATACAACGGCGGTGTCCTGCTGCCGAACGGCGGGAGTTTTGGCTCTGTAGGCAAGGGTGCTGGCAAAGCGGCATCCAACGTCGGCATGCGCTGGGCTTACGTCCTCTTTTACTACACCTACATCGGCCCGTGATCATGCAAAAACTCATCCTCATCTTCGCCCTGCTGCTGGCATCCAGCACCGCCCACGCCGCCCTGCGCAGTGGCAACGCACCAGGCACAACGCCCCGCCCGACCACACCCCCGGTGACCAACCCCACGCCGACGCCCTTGCCGTGGCCGATCACGGGCGGTGGCTCTCCGACCACCACTTGCCTCATCTACCCGCTGTCTTGCGTGCAGTGACCTGACGTCTCAGCCGCCGCAGCACACGCCCCAGCCGCTTCATCTACACCACAACGCGCACCGGAGACCCTCATGTCATTGCCCAACTTGCTCAGCCTCAACTTCCTGCTGCCGTTCGTGGCGCACAAGATCGACTGGTCCCGCTCCGTGCGTGGCTTGCGTGGCATGCCGCGCCGCGTGCTGCTGATCGGCCACAAGCTGGCCGCGGGCAACGCGCAGGCCAACACCGTGGTGGAGGCTGCAACGGAGACCGCCGCCGTGGCGCTGTGCGGCGAGGGCTCGATGCTGCTGGCCATGTGGCGTGCGGCCAAGGCCAACGCAGGCCTGGGCCTGCCGATTGACATCATCGCGGTGCCGGTGTCGGGCACGGCCACGGTGGCCACCAGCACCATCGTGGTCGCCAACGCGGGCGCCACGGTGCAGTTCAACGGCGAGGCCATGCTCTACATCGAGGGCACGCGCATCTCTGTGGGCGTGAACACCTCGGACACGGCCGCCACGGTGGCCACGAAGCTGATCGCCGCCATCAACGCCGAGCCGACGTTGTCGGTCACCGCCGCTGCCACCGCCACTCCGGCCGAGCTGCGCCTGACCGCCAAGTGGGGCGGCCCCAGCGGCAACGACATCGATGTGCGCAGCACGCACTACACCGATGACCTGCTGCCCGCTGGCCTGACGCTGACCATCCCGGCCATGTCGGGTGGTGCAGGCGCCCCGGACATCACCGCAGCCATCACGGCCATGCGTGACTACCGCGCCACCGAGATCGCCATGGCGTTCACCGACTCGGCCAACATGCTGGCGCTGGAGACCGAGCAGGAGCTGCGCTGGGGCTTCAACAACATGCGCGACGGCCAGGTGGTGACCGCTGTGCGCGGCACGCTGGCCACGCTGACCACGTGGCTGAACAACCGCAACAGCCGCCAGGTGCACACCATTGCCACCACGGGCGACATGACCAGCCCCTGGGCAACCGCTGCCATGGCCGCTGCGGCCATCGAGACCTCGGCCAGCACGGACCCCGCGCTGCCCTACACCGACATCGTCCTGGTCGGCTACAAGGGCCCGCGCCGCGGCCAGCACTGGGACCTGATCACCGAGGGCAACGCGCTGCTGCAGGGCGGTGCCTCGCCCCTGGCCATCAACCAGGACGGCACGGCAGCGCTGGTGCGCGTGGTGACCAACTACACGCTGAGCACCACGGGCGCCCCTGACCCGAGCACGCGTGAGCTGGCGTGGGTCAAGACGATGAGCTACTACCGCTGGTTCACCATCACGGAGTACGCCCTGAAGTACCGCGGCTTCAAGTTGGCCGAGTACATCACCGAGCCGATTCCGGGCCAGAAGATCATGACGGCCGAGCTGGTGGAGGAGATCCACCTGGGCATCTACCTGGAGCTGCAGAAGGTGGCCCTGGTGCAGAACCTGGAGTACTACAAGGAACGCCTGCTGGTGGAGCTGGACGGCGCCAACGGCAAGGTCAAGGTCCAGGATGACCCGGTGCTGGTGACGCAGCACTACCAGACCGAGGTGACCAGCTTCCCGATTGCCGGGCGCGTTTGACGGCGGCATTCAAGGCCCCGCTGAACCCGGTTCAAACACCCTTCGAAAGGATTTCTCATGAGCGAACATTCGTTGTTCAAGGTGGACTCGATCACCATCAACGGCCAGGCCCTGGCCTTCGTCGACGGCACGGCGCGCATCAATGGCGCAGCGGGCTACACCTCCAGCGTGGTGCCGAGCGGCAGCGGACCCGACAAGCAGATGCACCAGCGCGTGGCCCGCACCATCGACCTGGAGCTGCAGTTCGACCGCTCGGTGGACCCGGCTGAGCTGGCGAAGATCGACGGCGCCCGCATCGTGCTCAAAGACAGCCGCGGCCCGCGCCGCTGCCTGGCGCCCAACTGCAGCTTCGGCTCGCTGGGTGCCATCGGCGGTGGTCAGACGCAGATGACCATGAACGTGCTTGAGCCACTGCAGTGGCTGTGACCTGACGACCCTGAGAGAGCCTGGGGGCATGTGCCCCCGCCCTTGTGCCTGATCAGCCTTGGGTTGTTGAGAGAGAAAGGGCCCCTGGCAGTGCTGGGGGCCCTTCTTCATTGGCGGGTGGTTGGGGTGTGGGGAATCGTTTCCCCGCGCACGGTTTGGCCGGTGTGGCGAGACTGTATGCATGAGCCCAAGCACCCCCACCCAAGCCGCCACCCTCGCCACGCAAGATCTGTTCAGCCTGACGCTGCGCGTGGGCTTGCCCGTTGAGCGCGAGGGCAAAACCATCTTCTACAAGCTGGTCAAGCTGCGCGAGGTAGACGTGAGCGATGAGCGCTGGGCCGTGCGCCAGGCCGAGCGCCTGGTGCTGTGGCAAGGCCAGCCCCGCCTGGTGGTGAGCGACGTGGACCACAAGCTGGCGCTGACGGCGCGGCACATCGAGGCCTTCGTGTGCGACAGCCTGCGCCTGGACCGTGACCTGATCGACCTTGACCTGGTCGGCAAGCTGAAGCCGGTTGACCTGGCCGCGATTGAGGAGCGTGTGTTCCAGATCGAGGTGGCCGCGAAGGTGCGCTACGGCGAGATCACGCAGGCGCAATACGACGAGATGTTCAGCGCCCCGGTGGAGGCGCCTGCCGCCCCACAGCCCGTGGGCCCGGCTGCAGTCGATGGAGCGGCTGCTCCTGCTGATGGCGCGGGCCCTGTCATGCTCGCCGACCACTCTGGACAAGGTGCCGCTGGCGCAGCTTCGGGGCTGGGCCGCTGAGCTGGAGAGGCTCAAGCCGCCCGCCACCTGACCACCACCTGAGCACCGGACGGCCACACCATGAGCACCCAAGAGCTGCGGCTGCGCTACTTCATCCAGCTGGCCTCCAACATCGGCCTGACGGCCAAGCGCGAGGCGCAGGAGTACGAGCGCTCGCAAGAGCAGATGACGCGCGCCACGCGGCAAACCGACCGCACCGCGAAGGACCTGCACCGCACGCTGACCACGCTGGCCAACAACACCAGCATGGAGCGCCAGGTGGGCTACTTTGACCGGCTGGCTGCCAGCGTGGAGCGTGCGCACCAACGCGCCCGGCAGCTCAAGCAGACGCTGCAAGCCGGTGCCCAGGCCCTGCCTGAGTTGGCCGTGCAAGGGGCCGCGGGCTACTACGCAGGCCGTGCCCTGATGGCCCCGCCTGTGCGCGCCTATGCCGACCTGGAAGAGGCCACCGTGGGCCTGAAGACGGCCATGCTGGACGCCAAGTTGCAAGTCAACAAAGCCTTCCCGGCCATTGCCAAGAAGGCCGAAGAGCTGGGCAACAAGCTGCCGGGCTCGACGAAGGACTTTTTCGAAGGCGCGACCGAGCTGATTCGCCAAGGCGTGTCGCCCGAGCTGGTGGCCGGTGGTGCGCTGGAGGCATCGGCGAAGTTCGGCGTGTTGATGAAGATGAACCAGGGCCAGGCTGCAGCCACCATTGCTAAGGTGCGCGAGGCCTATGGCCTGCAGGCCAACGAACTGCCGCAGATGGCCGACCTGATGCAGCGCACGTCGTTCGCATCGGGCGTGAACCCGCAGGACTTCCTGGTGACCGCTGGCTACGCAGCGCCCACTTACAACACCATGAAGCTGTCGGGCCTGGGCAAGGCGCGCGAGCTGCTGGCCTTGCAGGGCTTGGCCGCGGGTGTCGGCCTGGAAGGGTCGAGCTTCGGCACCAACTTCTCGCAGATGCTGAGCCGCCTGAGCCAGACCGACAGCCGCCTTTCGCGCAAGAGCCCTGAGGCCAAGCAGGCGCGGGAGCTGCTCGCATCACACGGCATCGACATGAGCTTCTTTGGTGCTGATGGCGAGTTCAAGGGCACCGAGAACATGCTGGCCGAGCTGGCCAAGCTGCGCAAGCTGTCGACCATCGACAAGCAGCACGTCACCAAGACCCTGTTCGGCGACGAGGCTGGGCGACCGGCGCAGATCCTGGCCGACAAGGGCCTGGAGGCCTACCGCGAGCAGCTGCAGCGCATGGACTCGCAGGCCAGCCTAGACCAACGCCTCGACCTGGTCATGACCAGCTTCGCCGCCAAGCTTGAATCACTGGGCGGCACCATCACCAACGTGATGGCTCAGATTGCCACGCCGCTGGGCAACGCGGCCAAGCCGGTGATGGACCGCGCCAATGGCTTCTTTGGTGGCTTTGGCAACCTGGTCGCTGACAACCCGGTGGCCGGTACTGCGGGCCTGCTGGGAGTGGGCTTGGGCGGCGCTGTGGGCGCCTGGCGCGGCAGTGGCGCGCTGTTCAACATGGTCCGCGGTGGGGGCGCTGGTGCGAGTGCGTCCGCGACCACAGCGGCCAGTGTGGTGGCCGCATCAAACCCGTTCCGCGGGCTGGGTGTGACGATGCCTGCCCCGGCGCCTGCCCCGACGCTGATGTCGCGCCTGGCTGGTGCCGGGCGATTCATCGGGCCCGGTCTTGCGGTGGCTGGCGCTGGCCTGGAGTCGTATGACGTGCTCACCAACGAGCAACTGACAGCCATGGGCAAGGCCCGTGGCGTGACCATGGCTGCCGCAGGCGCCGGTGGTGCTCTGCTGGGCGCCAAAGGCGGTGCGCTGTTGGGCACGGCTTTCCTGCCGGGCCTGGGCACGCTGGCCGGTGGCTTGATCGGTGGTGCCGGTGGCTACTTGGCGGGCAAGTTTGGTGCTGGCCAGCTGTGGGGTGCTGACCCCGAGCGGGACTACATCAAGGTCTCAGGTGCCAATGGTTCGAGCCTGGGCGCTGTGCAGCCCGGTGGCCAGGCCACTGTGCAACTGGGTGAGGGCGTGCTGCAGGTGCAGATCACCGTCAACGGCGACGGCACCTTTGGCACCAGCGCCAACATGAGCCAGCCCATGCAGCTGCTGCGCGTGGAGGCTGGCTCAACGAACCCGGGCAGCTTCGCGTCGATGGCGGGGGCATTCCGATGAGCTGGCTTGACCAACTGCAGCCCGCCAGCTGGCGGGACGTGCCCTTCGAGGTCGACACGGTCGAGGTCAAGGCCGGTGACAACGTGGTGCTGCACGAGTACCCGTTCGCTGAGCTGCCCAGCGTGTTCCGCCTGGGCGCTGCGGCCGAGACCATCCGCTTCAGTGCCTATCTGATCGGCCCCGACTACCAGGCACGGCGTGAGCAGCTGCGCCAGGTGCTGACGGGCGAGGGTGTGCTGGTGCACCCCACAGCCGGTGCCATGCGTGCCTTTGTGGCTGGCCCGTACACGATGACAGAGGCCCCGCTGCGCGAGGGCACGGTGGTCAAGTTCGACGTGAGCTTCGTGCGTGCCGAGGTGCGCACCTACCCCACGGTCAAGGCCAACACACAGGCACAGGCCGCGCAGGCCGCAGAGCAGGCCAAGGCCGCGTCGGTGGACCAATTCGCTGCCGAGTTCAGCCTGGCTGGCGCGCCCGCATGGGTGCAGGAGCGCGTGATTGACCGCCTGGGCGGCCTGACCGATGGCGTGTGGGGGCAGCTCAAGGGCGTGACAGCGGGCCTCAACGACTACACCGACCAGGCCGTGGGCGCCTTCCAGGTGCTGCGCGGTGGCCTGCTTGACCTGGTCAAGACGCCTGCGGGCTTGGCCGGTGGCATGCGCGAGCTGTTCGCGCTGCCCGATGAGCTGGCGACGGGTGCCGGGGTGCTGTTTCAAAGCGCCTACCAAAGCGTTTTTGGGCTGGGCGCAAAGCTGCAACGCAACGACTTCGAGGTGGTGCAGCAGCCCACGGCCAGCAAGCCCGCCCTGTACGGCTTAGGTGCCGCCGATGACCTGAGCATGGACACGGCCGCGCGCACGCAACTGGGGCGCCTGAATGGCGCCGCAGACCGGCTGGTGAACGCCCTGGCCATGGCCGCTTGGGTTCAGGCCGTGGCCGCTGATGAACTGGCCGGGCACGAGGCGGTGCTGACGCAGCGGCGCTGGCTGTACGAGCAATGCACCGGCCTGCTGCAAGAGGCCAGCCGCAGCGCAGCAGCAGCAAGCCAGCCCGCATCCAACTGGCATGACGCAATGCTGTCGATGATGACCGCCAGTCTGGCTGACATGATGGCCCGCGGCGCCAACCGCGCCCGCCTGAGCGCCTACGTGCCGAGCGTGTGCATGTCAATCTGGCAGCTGAGCTACCTGCTCTACGGCACGGCCAACTGGGCCGACGAGCTGATGGCCAACAACCCGCACATCACGCACCCGTTGCTGGTGCCCGCGGGCCTGCCGGTGCGGGTGGTGCAGCATGGCTGAGCAGCCGGTCGTCAGCATCCGCGTGGGCGGGCAGGTGTTCGCGGGCTGGCTGCAGAGCGAGGTGTCGCGCAGCATTGAGTCGCTGACGGGCACCTTCAGCATCCCGACAAGCCTGGTGCCGGGCGATGTGCCTCGCATCAAGCGCCAGGATGAGGTGCAGGTGCTGGTGGGTGACGAGGTGATGATCACCGGCTACGTGATGGCCGCTGAGCCCTTCTACGATGACCGCAACTGCGGCCTGAATGTGGCCGGGCGCGACCGCACGGGCGACCTGGTCACCAGCTCGGCCATCTACAAGGGCGGGCAGTGGCGCGGGGCCAAGGTGGACCGCATCGTGCGCGACCTGGTCGAGCCCTTCGGCATCAAGGTCAAGCTGGAGGCCGACATCGGCAAGCCGCTGGATGACTTCAAGCTGGCCTTCGGCGAGAGCCGCCTCGATGCCATCGCGCGGGCCTGCAAGATGCGTGGCGTGCTGCCGATTCCCGACGGCCGCGGCAACCTGGTGCTGACCAAGGCAGGCACACGCAAGGCGCCGGGCGAGATTCGCCGGGGCAAGAACGTGCTGAGCATGCGGGGCATCGGCACGGATGAGCGGCGCCACTCTGAGTACATCGTCTACGGCCAGGGCGAGGTGGGCCAGGACTTCGAAGCGGCCCGCCAGCGCCGGGCGCGAGCGGTGGACGCCGACATCAAGCGCTTCAGCCCCTTGGTCGTGCCCGCCGATGGCAACGTGAGCCAGGCCGACCTGCAGGCCCTGGTGGAGCACACGGCACGCGTGCGACGTGGCCACAGCCGGGGCTTTGAGTACACGCTGGAAGGCTGGCTGGTGAACGGCCAGCCCTGGCCCATCAATGCCCGTGTGCCGGTGTTCGACGACGTGGCGGGCCTGGACGGCGACGAGTGGCTGATTTGCTCGACGCGCCTTTCGCTGGACATGCAGCGCGGTGCGACCACGGTGGTGGTGGTGCGGCCCATCGAGGCCTATGACTCGGTGCCCCTCAAGACCCGGCCGCGCTACCGCAGGGCTGACCGGCGCTTCGGCCTGGACGGCTCGGTCGTGGAGCCGCACCAATGAGCCTGTGGAACATGCTGCGCCGTGTGCGCCTGCGAGGCTTGACCGAGGGCCTGGTGCAGACCGCCAGCCTGGTCGGCTTCGATGCCGATGCGCGCGACCGCGCCGAGCGCTTTCAGGACTACGGCTTCTCGGGCAACCCGGTCGACGGCGAGGGCCTGCGCTTCGAGGTGGGCGGCCACACCATCATCTTGCGGATGGACCGGCTGGCCGAGCGCCCCCGACTGGCGCCCTACGAGGTGTGCGTGTGGCACAAGGAAGGCCACCGCGTCACGCTGCGTGCAGGCCAGGTGGTGGACGTGCAGTGCCGCCAGCTCAACATCGTGGCCACCGACGGCGTGAGCATTCAGACGCCCACGCTGGCCCTGCAGGGCAACCAGACCACAACCGGCACCGCTACCGCGCAGACCGTTGTGGGGCAGGCCGACGTGAAGATCGGCGATGCCAGCGTCAAGGACCATGACCACGGCAATGTGGCCAACGGTCCGAACAGGACGGCCAGGTTCGGCTCCTGAGCTGACGCAGGGGCGGTGGTGAAGCGTTTCCCCGCGCGCTGAACAGGGGTGCTGGCCGACACTGATCTGGCCATGTTTGACCTTGCCACCCGCACCCCCAAGACCGGCTCGCTGCCGTTCGACCTGCAGCTGCTGCAGCCCCTGCCAGCGGTTGATCTGCCGTGGCACGACTTCGCATCGGCCACCGGCCAGCCGGTGACGTACTTCGAGCGCCTGCACACCTACGCCCTGGGCTTGGAGCCCACGCTGCAGACGGCCATCGTGCTCAGCCTGTTCACCGACCGGCGCGCCGGGCCCGACGACGTGCTGCCGCGTGGCGTGTCTGATCGCCGCGGCTGGGTGGGCGAGGCCTTTGTGGGCGACGGCCAGCCCTGGGGCTCGCACCTGTGGCTGCTGAGCCGTGGCAAGTCCACCGACGACAAGCCCGCCAAGGCCCGCTTTGCCTGTGAAGAGGCCTTGCAATGGATGCTGGACACCGGCGTGGCCAGCCGCGTCGTGGTCGAGGCCGAATGGGTGCCCGGCACCAACGCCGAGCGCCTGACCATTCGCCCGCAAATCTGGCAAGGCCAGGACGCGGCGCCCGTCTATGACGTGCTCTGGGGCACCAGCGTGCAGCGAGGTAACGGCTGATGGCTCCCCTGGTCAACGCACCCATTCCAAGCATCGCCGAGGCCACCGACAACGCGGCCCGGCTGCTGCAGCAGTCGCTGGCCATGGCGGTGCAGGCCAGTGACCCGGCCAACGTGCTGCCCTCGGACCTGGAGCTGGCGCGCAGCAACGTGCGGGCGCTGTCCTTCATGCAGGGCATGGGCCTGCACGGTGCCTACCGCTACCTGCGCGACTTCGTGGCCCGCCAGGCCGTTCCGGGCATGTCGGCCAGCGTGTTCCTGGACGGATGGCTCGACACCTATTCGATGGCGCGCAAGCCTGCCTCGCTGGCCAGCGGCACAGCTGCAGGCACAGGCGAGAGCGGCACCTTGCTGGAGGCAGGCACGCTGCTGACCCACGAGGCCAGCGGCTGGCAGTTCCGGGTGCAGGCCGATGTGGCTGTGGCCAGCGGTGCCGTCGTGGCCACGCTGCTGGCCGTGCAGGTGGGCGCCAAGGGCAACCTTCCCGCAGGCACACAGCTGCGCCTGTTGTCGACCGTGGCGGGTGTGGACGCGGTGTTCACGCTGACCAATGGCAGCTCGGGCGGGGCCGATGAGGAGAAAGACCCCGAGGCGCTGTTCCGGCTGCGCCAGCGCCTGGCCTTCGCCCCCATGGGTGGATCGCCTGCCGACTACGCCTTGTGGGCGCTGAGCCTGCCTGGCATCACTCGGGCCTGGGGCCTGCGCAACCCGGCCGGGCCCACGAGTGCGGGCGTGATCATCATGGCCGACGCCAACCTGCCCAACGGCCTGCCGACGGCCGCGCAACAGGCCCAGGTGTTTGGCTACATCACCGACCCACGGCGTGGCCCGCCTGATGAGCTGTTCGTGATCATCCCCACGGCCCAGGTCATCAACGTCAGCCTGCGGCTCAACGTGGACACCACGGCGACACGAGCTGCAGCCGAAGCCGCGCTCCGCGACCTGTTCTTCCGTGAATCTGTGCCGGGCGGCAGCATCCCTCACAGCCACCTTTTTGAGGTTGTGAGCAGCGTTCAAGGCGAGGTTGACCACCAGTTCACAGCCCCTGCCATGACCACGGGCGGCGTGTTCACGGCCAGCAGCTTCTCGCACCTGTTGGTGCTGGGCAGCGTGACGTTCGTGAGCTGACGATGAGCGTCGAACAGTTCACCGAATCACTGGCGGGCCTGCTGCCCCAGGGGCACGCGTGGCCACGCAGCGCCGACTCTGTGCTGATGGCCCTGGTGCGCGCCGAGGCTGCGCAGCACGCCCAGCTCATGGCCGACGTGCAGGCCATGGCCCGGCAATGGCAACCCGCCACCACCGTGGCCCGCCTGGCCGAGTGGGAGGCCTCCTGCGGCCTGCCTGACCTGTGCCTGGGCGCCGTGCAGACCGAAGCCCAGCGCCGCCACGTGCTGCTGCGCACGCTGCGTGGCCCGTTGCTGCCCTTGACCGATTCCAGCCCGGCTGCGCCCGCCGTCATCGAGGCTGCGTGTGCCGAGATCGGCTTTGAGGTGACCGTGGCCTACAACAAGCCGATGCGCGTTGGCCGCCGCGTGGGCAGCCGCCTGGGCGACCTCGACGGCCGCTTGTACGTGTTCGTGGCTTCGCGCTCGCAGCCCATGCGTGTGGGCGTCGGCCGCGTGGGTGACCGCCTGGTGGAGCGCGACCTGCCACCGGCCAACCTGACCTGTTTCCTGGAGCGGTTTGTGCCCGCTCGCTACTCGATCAACCCCATCTATTTGTGAGGCGCCATGGACTACACCCAGAGCCCCGAATTCGTCACGCACCCAGGCACCGGCCAGCGGCTGCATGACCAGAACCAGCCCGTTCCCACCGAGGTGACGGATAAGGACATGAACTCGCTGATCTGGAGCCTCATGGAGGTGGCCAAGGCCGCAGGCCTGGCCGGGCAGCAGTTCGACCCCGCAACGCCTGCTACCTACCAGGTCGTGCGCAACGCCCTGGCCGAGCTGGGGCGCCGCGGCTATGGCGCCGTGGCGGTGGCTGCTGGCACGGCCGATGCCATCACGGCCACGCTGTCCCCCGCGCCTGTGGCCCTGGTCGACGGGATGACCGTTCGCGTGCGTGCTGCTGCTGCCAACGCCACAACGGCGCCGACCTTGGCACTGAATGGCTTGGCTGCGAAAGTCATCGTCAAGGGCAATGGTCGGCCGCTCGCTGCCGGTGACATTGCTGGTGCTGGGCACTGGATGGCGCTTCAGTTTGACTCTCTGCTCGACAAGTGGGTGCTGTGCGACCCAGCGTTCGGTGTTGCGCCGGACATTTCGGGCTTCACTGGGGCAAACCAGTCGCATGGCTCAAGCGGCTGGCAGCGACTGCCTGGTGGACTCATCTTGCAGTGGGGCAGCAGCGCTGGCGGCGTTGACATTCTGCCCCCAGCCGTTGGCGTCAGCATTACGTTTCCCTTGGCGTTCACATCCGCTTGCTATCAAGTCGTCGGGACGCTGCTGAGCACCGGCGGCGGTGGCGCAAATGGCATCACTGCCAGTGGTTTCAATCTGACTGGGTGCAGCTTCACGATTGAAGAGTGGGCGGCTGTGGGTCAGGGTGCGGGCGTTCGCTACATCGCCATCGGAAGGTAAGTCTATGAACTACAAATTCTCACCATCGACGGGCGGCTTCTATCTCTCTGCCGTGCACGGTGACAACGTGCCCGGCGACGCAGTTGATGTGACTACAGCCCGCCACGCGGAGCTGCTGGCCGGACAGGCCGCAGGCAAGGTCATCGTTGTCGGCCCAGATGGGCGCCCGGCCCTTGCTGACCCGCCTGCTTCGACGCCTGCGCAGATCGCCGCAATTCGCTCAGCCGAGATCAAGACTGAGCTGGCCAAGATCGACGCTGACGGAGCACGCCCTGCCCGCGAGATCGCTATCGCCCTGGCATCTGGGTCGACGCCGCCTGCTGCGGCCGTCACCAAGGTCACCAACCTCGAAGCTACGGCCCAGGCCCTGCGCGCCGAGCTGGCCTCGCTCGCAGGAGTGCTCTGATGCTCGTTGAACATTTCCCCCCGCGCCGCAAGATCAACCGCAACTGGCTGCGGCGCCTGAACCCGATCTGGGCGCTCTTCGGCAATGACGACGACACCATCTACGGCGATGACCGCTGGCGCGCTGGCCGCCCCAAGACCTGGAAGCTGGCCGTGCTCTGGTGGGTGCGCAACCCCTTCCACAACCTGTTCTTCTATGTGCTCGGCATCGCTGACCACCCGCGCACCTTCTACAGCACCAAGTTCTGGGGCAAGCAGCCTGGCTGGTCGTTTCACTACACGCCCACGCCCACGCTGCGCATCCCGCTGCCGTTCGTGAGCCACAAGGGCAGGGTGAATTTCTACGCGGGCTGGCGGCCCTATGGCGCCTTCGGCTTCAAGCTCAACGTGGCCAAGGACTGACCCGCAAGCAAAAAAAGACAGGGCGAGGACGGCAGTGCGCTAACACCGTCGCCCCCCCTTCCCCGCAAGCATGCTGCGGTTCAGACCAGGGCCCTGCCACCTGTCGACAGGCGGGGCGGATTGTAGAGGCTGACCGTGGATACCGTTCGATGTGGCCAGTGCAACAAGCTGCTGGCCGTGGGTGACTACACCCGACTGCAGATCAAGTGCGGCCGCTGCCGCACGCTGAACGACTTGAGGGCCACGAGCCCCCCTTCTGAGCGCCCTGGAGCGTCAAACACGACCGGAGATCGTCATGACGCACCCCACCTCGGGCAAAAGCCCACTGGCCTGGCTGGGCGGCAAGAGCCGCCTGGCTGAAACCATCATCCAGCGCTTCCCAGAGCACGAGACCTACGTGGAGGTCTTCGCCGGGGCGGCCTGGGTGCTGTTCCGCAAGCCTGAGAGCCAGGTCGAGATCATCAACGACATCAACCAGGACCTGGTCAACCTGTATCGCTGCGTGAAGCACCACCTGGCCGAGCTGTGCGCCCAGTTCCGCTGGATGCTGGTGGCCCGCGACGAGTTCGACCGCTTCATGCAGACGCCGGCCGACACCCTGACTGACATCCAGCGCGCCGCCCGGTTCTACTACCTGGCCAAGACGGCGTTCGGGGCCAAGATCGACAAGCCGACCTTCGGCATCGCCGCCTCGGCGCCCAGCCGGCTCAATCTGCTGCGCATCGAAGAGGACCTGAGCGAGGCCCACCTGCGTCTGAGCCGGGTCTACATCGAGAACAAGCCCTACGCCCAGGTCGTGAGCCGCTTCGACAAGCCGGGCACGTTGTTCTACCTGGACCCGCCGTACTGGGGCTGCGAGGACGATTACGGCGTGGGCATCTTCTCCCGCGAGGACTTTCAGCGCCTGGCCGAGCAGCTCGGCGGCATCAAGGGCCGCTTCCTGCTGAGCCTCAACGACACGCCTGGCGTGCGGGAGGTCTTTGCCAACTTCCATATCGAGGCCGTCAAGACCCGCTACAGCGTGGGCGGCAAGGCGTCGGCCAAGAAGGAGGTGGGCGAGGTGCTTATCAGCAACTTCAAGCCCGCTGTGAAGGCGCGTTGAATGGCCTTAAATGGCGGATCAAAGATGTGTACGATCCGGCTGAAAATGCTGGATCAAACTAAACGTCGCGCTGGATCAATTCAAACGGCGCGCTACTGCCACCCACGGCCG